GCATCCAATAATTGACGAAGAGCTGCTGTTGCAGTTCTAGACAGACCACCAATCATATGGATGAGACCGAAGCCATAAAATCCTAGTCCAGGTAAAAATTTAAAATGGACAAAATATTGGATCTTAGTTTTGTTCTGATCTCCAATCTCGTAATTTCTTCTAATAGATAAAACTTCTCTTGTTGCTAACTCAACAGTTACTATGTATGGAATTTTTATTCCAGATGGTTCACCTGATTCATCTGTATGTTCAAAACCTTCTAGGTCTAAATTAACATGGCACTCTAACAAAGTATAAACTTCATCGTCTTGAGATTTTCTTTGGCCTTCTAGTTCTCTTTCTTTTTTCTCTAAATCACTCTCTTCATAACCTGGAGTTCCTAAATCTATATCTCTATAAAAACCACCGACCTGTTGTTTTCTTAAATCGTTTTTTGAAATCTTCACCCGATGAATGATTGCTTCCGCATCTTCTAATGAGGTAGCAGTATACGGTACAATCAAATCATCCGCGGGTACAAACTTTGATACGGCCTTACCTTCCAACTCATCATAGTAAACCTTTTTAAACGCAGAGCCTGCGAGTGGAAGATAAAACAATAGTTGATCAAAGTCTGGTTCGTAGTCTCTCATTTTTTCCATGAGTTCGTAATTCATAAAATCTTTAACACGTTGTGCTTGTCTTGCTTTTTCTTCTGATGGTGCACCGACAACAGCTGTTCTAACTGGACCATCTGCTGGTAATAATTCTTTATAAGCTAAAGCTTGAAACTGAGTAACAGCTTCTGCTAACACTGGATGCGTGGCACCTGATGCACCTTGGAATGGTTCTGTACGCATGTCATATTTAAATCCTAAAAGATCTAAACCTTTTGCATAACTTTGTGCCCAATCTTTTCTTGATGCGTTGTAGTCTTGATATTTTTGAGTTAAGTCTGAACCTAGTTCTCCTAAAACTTCTTCTGGTAAAAATTCTGCTAAGTTTGCATAGTGCTCATCACCACCTTCTGGTGATGCTGCATTTGCATCGAAATCTATTTGTACGGATCCATCTTCAAGTTCTGTTGTTTCAATGGGCCCTGGTGCCTGTTGCTCTTCTATTGAAACTTCTTCTACAGTTTCTTGAACTTGTTCATCACTAGGTATTGTTACGGAACCCCTTGGACCTTGCGTCAAGGACTTGTCTATTTTGTCTGCCATTTGTTTTCTCCAGTTTCACTGTCTTAACAGTATTATAATCAATTTTCAACCCTTGAGGCGTGGGCCCAGATTTAGGTGGCAAAAGATGGGTCTTTGGATATTTATTTGCCGGTTGCATCTTTTTCTACCTCATTTTCATATTGGTCTATTCTTTCGGTAATCTTTTCTCCAGTCTCACCAAATAAGGGCTTAACTGCCTCAAAAAAATCTTCTTCTGTAATTAAACCTTTTTTCAAAGCTCTTTTTAAAAATTGCTCTCTGATATACAATTGACCCTGAGGTCCCATTCCAGGGGAAACTTTTTTAATAAATTCAATCTGTTCTTGTAAGGATCTTTCCTGTTCAGGTTTTTTTGGGGGAACTAATATATTTGAAGTTTCTGCTGTCTCAATAACTTCAGTGTTTGACATGTCAGGAAAATTTTTTTCTAAAGATGTGCCGTCAGCAAGTTTCTCTCGACGCGTAAGATACGCCATCATTTCATTGAACTCGTGGATCTTCAATTTAAACCCCTAGAATTCCTGCTATACCACCTGATTGTTTATCTTCTCTAAGTTTAGCAAAGTCTGCTCCAGTGATTTCACCGAAGGGTGCTGCTACATCAATTTTTGATTGATTGCCTGTAAGTTCTCCACCACCTGCTGCTAAAGTAATTCTTGCAAGTTCATCATCTTTTGCTTGTTTGTTAACTACTAGTTCTTTGATTTTTATATCAATAAAATCGTCTACACTTGTGCCAGGGTTTTGATCTAGGAATTCTTTTAGTTCAATTAAAAACAACATGTCTCTTTCATCCTCTGGATCTTCTGATGCTAGTTGCATGATGCCTTCACCTTTTTTCTTGACCTGTTCACCCATAGGGATACCTTGGTCTTTCATTAACTCAATTACATCGACATCAGATTCTTGTACATCTACTTCGTCTTCAAAGTCTCGTGGGTCATCTCCGGCTCTTAGCATTTTTCTCATAATTCCACCTTCAGCCTTTTTAGCTACTTTTCTTAAATCTTCTAAAGGAGACATACTAATCTCCTTAATTTTTATATTATTCCTTTTAATGTAATCCGTCAAGGATTCTCCTGGCTTTACAGCTACCCCTGAATTATAGGCGTCTATAACGTCTTCATAGGTTTCAAATTCTTCATCCATTAATAATAAGTCCTTTGTTTAGGTAGTGTTGGTTCATCCTTATAGTCTTCAGGGTGTTGAATCAAACCACCTTGTCTAAATCTCATAACAGCTTGAGTCATACTATCAACCAAGTCATCATGATCCCCATATGGAAAGGCAGCGCACTCTTCAATCACCTCTTGAGCAAACTCCATTTCTTTGGGCGCCCATATCAGCCCCGACTCAAACATCGGTGATACTGCGTTTACTCTAGTGTGCTTGTCGTTGCCTTTACTAGGTGTAAAATTTATAACAGGGATTCCCATCTTACGCAACTCATAAGTTAACGGAAGCCCAGATGCTTTACCTTCAATAATAACAGTTTCTGGATTCCAGTAGCCGTATTGCTCCATTGCAATTCTACGCAGCTCCGGAAACTCATACCTACCTTTTAAAGAGTCCACCAATATTAAATTAGGTGGATCATCTTCAGTTGGTTGAAAAACTCCCCATGTCGTTATCGCACTGTAGTCTGCAGTTTCTTTTTTCATAAAAGCTGTATCATAAGATTGTATTACATGCTGTAAGGCAGGTAGTTCTTCGTGTTCCCATTCTTTCCACCACTCACGTTTTATAAGTGCTCCTTCTTCGGAAGTAGGATTTTGCATGTATTGTGAATTCCATTTTGATAATGGTATGGAAGCTTTTACAGATTCTAAATCTGGTAATGACCAATACTCTGGCCAAACTGGTTTTCCTGAAGGCAGGATAGCAGGGAACTCAACTATATGCCATTGATCGGCTTTAGGTTCTTTTTGTGCATTTAATAATCTACCTGTTAAATCTTTTTCATTCCATCTAGTCATAATTACAATTATAGATCCACCTGGTTGTAAACGTTGTCTTGGTCCAGATGTATACCATTCGTAAGTTCTATCTAAGGCCTGAGCATTCATTGCATCCTGTTCAGAATGTGGATCATCAATAATCAGAAGATCTGCACCCCTTCCTGTAATTGCCGATCCTACACCCGCTGCATAATACTCACCGCCTTGTTCGGTTTCCCATTTACCCGCGGCCTGCGAGTCTGGGTTTAATCTAGTTTTAAAAACTTGTTTGTATTCTGCAGAGTCCATAAGTCCTTTTGCTTTTCTACCAAATCTGACTGATAGCTCCGTAGTATTAGTTGATTGAATAATTTTTAGTTTAGGATTTTTTCCAACCATCCAGGCAGGCAAAAGATAAGAACCAAATTCAGATTTAGTATGCCTTGGTGGCATATTAATAATTAATCTTTTTATTTCTCCACTAGCTAGTTTATTAAACTTATCTGCTATACGTTTGTGATGCGAGCCTTCTATGAAATCGGGCCATACATGTTTTACAAAGGTTAAAAAATCATTTTGTATAGAAGCTTGTTTTTTCTTCTCACCATACTGATTAGCTAATAAAGAAAACTGCCTTCTTACGTCAGCAGGTAATTTGTCTAGGTTCTGTATAAATTTTTCATTCATAAAAATTTTTTTGCAAAATTTTTTCAGGGTTATTTTGAAACCTTTGAAAAGTTTTTCGTGACTATCTATTTACAAAACTTACATATATAGGTCAAGTCTGGGACCCCTACTGTCTAGACCTAAAAAAAATTTCTATAGCAAATCCAAAAACGCAAGTGGTCCTGGTACCTCTATCGTGTGCGCCGAGCGCAGCGAGGCGCAGGGTGGGTGGG